CCCCGCTCCCCAACCATATACGCCTTACCAGCCGTAACTGAACCGCCATTCGCTCTAAAGCCGCCAAATAGTGCGCCTAGTGGATTGCCGCCACCGCCCATACCGCCCATAATACTGCCCAACGCTTTACGCGCGGCTATTCGGGCTAAATCAGATAGAATACTGTTAGCCATAGAGCGAAACGCATCTTTAGCAGACATAGTGCCAGTAACCATACCCGCAAACGCATCTTCTAAACGGCCTAGACCATCTAAAGCCATTTTTTCTGTTGCAGATTTCATATCATTAGCTGCATCTATATACTTTTCAAATGCTGTTTTACTGCGCTCGCCTAAATTTGTAATCTTGTTGCCGATTTCATCATAGGTGACACCGACACTGGCTACCTCAAATTTAACATTTCTAAAGCCTTCCGCTGCCTCTTCATTTGATTTAGTTAAATCGTCTATGCTGTTTTTTACTAAGCCACTAGATTCTTCTACATAATTGAACTGATTAGAAATCATACGCAAATTAGTAGATAATTCTTTGCCAAAAATTACGTTATCAATACGAGGCAAGGCGGTAATAACCTCGCCTACTTTATTAAAAGCATCAATAAAGAAGTTAACGAAATCTCTAGCTCCATCAATAGCAACAGCAAAACCTAAAACAATCTTTTGTGTTAGTAGCTTTGCAAAGTTAGCCAGAGGCGGTAAAACAAAAGCGGTTATTTGTTGCCCAAAAGATGAAAACGTCCTGCCTAAAGCATCGAATAAATCGTTTGCCTCTTCTACAGCTTTTGCCTGATCATCTGTAAGCGTTAAAGTTAAATCGTTAAACTTGCCCTGTAGCTTTTCAACCTCTGCTGAACCGTTTTGCAAAGTGTTTACAAGGTTAACGCCTGACCGCCCAAACAAATCAAAAGCAATACGCACCCTATCGGCAGGGCTTTCTATCTGCGCTAAACGGTCTGATACTTCGTCTAATAATTCGCTGGTAGGGCGCAAGTTGTTTTGTGCGTCTGTTACAGTTATGCCTAACGCCTCAAAAGACCGCAGGCCAGTGCCGATGCCAGTAGACGCCTCAGAGATAGCGCGGCTAAAACGTGTTAGCCCCTTTTCTAATTCTTCTGCTGATGCACCTGTTTGGCTGGCTGCAAACTGTAAAGATTGTAATTCGTTCACAGTTAGCCCTAAACGAGATGATGCTTTTGCTAAATCATCTATCTGCGTGGCAAATTGCTTCAACGCTACACCTGCGGCTAAACCAGCTAGGGATGTTCTAACATTTACAATAGATTTACCTACGCGGCCTAAACCAGCCCGAACAGATGAAAAAGCTTGCCGCGTTTTGTCGATGGCTGTTAACTGAATTTTAAGATTTTGGTTTGCCATCTTCTATCACCTTAAAATAAGCCATCCACTCGTTAAACTCTGACAGGCTTAATTCTTCTATCTCGCCCTGAGTTTTGTGCAAACGATCCGCCAAGCCCATCATGTTTAGCCTTAACGGATCGCTTTTTAGTTTTTTTCCTGTTCCTCTACGCTTGCAACATCGCCAAACATTTTGCCAGCAATATCTGCGATAAGGTTAACAGGCTCGCGCATCAACGTTGCTTTATCTTCTAACGTAAATACGCGGTTGCCGTCTGTATCTTCTGCTTTTGCTATAATCAGGTCAATCATGCCAGCTATGGTCATATTATTGAGAAAATCTTTATGCTTTCTCTGTAACTTGTCCATATCGCCAGCAGTAATCGCTCCAACATACAAAAGAATGGGCGCATCATCACCCCATTCGGGGACTTCAATAACGCGCCTTTCTTTATTGCGGTTAGCCGCAATCTGATTACCAAGAGACATAATTTAGACAGTGCCTTCTGCAAGTGCGCCAGTGCCTTGGAATGAAACCGAAGCCTCTACCATACCGTCAAATGATGCGGTAATAGTGCGTCCTGTTACAATAATAGAACCTGATAGCTGGTGATCGCCTGTTGTGTCACCCTCTACCTGAACGCTTATTGTACCTGTATCGCCTACCTGTACGTCTAGCTGCCCTGTATCTGTATCATCAAAATAAACATCCATAGAGCCGCTAAATGTTTTCAGACCGCTGGTGTACGTTCTGTCTGCATCACCAATGCTGCTATCTTCGATAACATCCATTGTTTGCTCTAAAGAATATGTGCGAATTTCGCCAATAGTGTTGCTGCCGATTTTTACAACACCGTCTTTACCCACTAAAGTTGCCATTTAAAAATCTCCTATTAAGCGGCAGTTTCTACGTCATTTTCAAGTGTGCGGTATTGCACCTCAACAGTGAAACGGGCTATAGCAAGCGTTGTTTCACCATCGCCAGTATAATCCGCCTCAAACGCGGTAACTTGCAAATCTTTTGACAAGCCACCAAGCGTTACATCTGCTGCTAAAGCTTCCTCTACTTCTACAGCAATCGTGTCTAGCGTGTTATCTACGTTTGTCATATTAGTTACAAACGCCTCTACGCCAATTTCTAAAACCCTATTTATAGAACGCGGTATGTGTAGCGTATCAAACTCAACCGCCTCTGATTTACTGAAAACAGCCAAAGCTGGTAACTTAGCTTTCTCTAGCGGAAAGACGCGGCTGCGGTAGACATTACTGCCTGTAGTGCTTAGGCCAGTTAACGCTGTAACTACTGCATCCCTAATCTGTTTTCTAACGTGCGCCATTATGCTGGTACTTCTAAAACAAAGGTTGTAATGCCAGTGCCATCATCCTGCACTATTCTAACAAAATGGTCTAAACCGTTAATGCGAAACTGGTCATTTTCTGCTGCGTTAGGAACGTCTGCTGTTCTGCATACAAAGCGTTTTTGTTGCATCGCAACACCGATATTACCACCCACATCAACTTCTATAAATTCGTTATCGAAGATACCGTTAACGTTAGACTGACCACCAGCTAGCGGAAAATATACCGCAGTAATACCAAAATCATCAGTACCAAAAAATATTGCTCTATCGTCTGCGGTTTCTACAGCCATTATTCTGCGCTTTCAGTTTTAACCTTTTTAACTGGCGCATCCTTAGATGCAAAGCCTCTATCGATTAGCTTTTGCGCTATAGCGTTAGGCAAATCATATTCCTTGCCTTTTGTCAAAGCCGCGCCACCACCTACGCAATCTTCTTTAATAAAAACCTTCATTTCTTTTTCGCGCTTCTTTTAACAAGTGAGCCAGCAGATTTTCTAGTAAGGCCAACCGCGCGGTCTGTCATGCTTGTATCGTCATGCGGCTGGGCTTTGCCTATGTTAATCAAATCAAGGCCAATGTTATCTGGCAAATCTATAACATCGCCAGCAGTAACCTCTTTGCCCTGCACTAAGCAAGTGCGTGTAACTTTTACCTTCATCACAATCCCCTATAAAGATAGCAAGGGCGGCTGATACCGCCCCTGCTGTTTATATTTAGGCATCAATGTCCAAGCAAGCCGCAAACGACTGTGCGTGGCGTACTGCGATGTCCATTTCCTGCATCACGCGGATACGTACTGCGCCTGATGAACCTGCTGTGTAAGGGTCAATCAGAATATCAGGTGTAGAGAAGAAGCCCATCATCAACTGTGAGAAATCACCAAAGATCATAGCTGACAATGCGCTGCCTGTACCTTTTGTAAGGTCAGACGGTACGTTGTTGGTGATTGCCAAGTTATAACCATATAGGCTATTCCAAGGCGCATCCAGCAACATCACGCTATCAGTAGAAGCTACTTTAGCAGTAGACGCCATCAGTGACTTTACCTTCGGGTTTGTCAGGTATGCCAGTGAATTACCGTTAATTGCGGCATTGTCTACTTCTACTTCTTTAACAAGGTTAACAATATCGTCCCAAGCAATCGCGCCACCGTTTGTACCGACAGCAACAGAACCGATGCCAGTAGTACCAGTGATGCCTGTTGGCTCGTTAGAACCGCCACCCTCGATAGCTACATCTTCGATTTTCTGTGCGATGCTGTTTAGCAGGTCATCGCGCACAATCTGTTCTACAGATGGGTCACTCTGGATCATCAGCAGGCGTGATACGTCTGTAAACGCGCCCAGTGATTTAGGTGACATTGTAATCTGTGAGAATGTTGCATTAACCTCTGCGGTTGCACCGTTCTCTGCTACGAAACCAGCAGATACGCCAGTAGCAAGCTTCGGAATAGCTACATCGCCTTTTAGACCAGACATTACGCGAGAACCTAACTCAGAGAAAACCAGACGGGCGCG